ATATTTCTTTTCTTTCAGTTAAAGTTGGAGCATTTTCATATGCTGTTCCAAGAAGTCCATCAAATCTAAATGTATGAAGAACAATCTGACCATAGTCTGATTGCTTACCAAAACGAACTCTATTTGTTCTTCCACCCATGAAGTCAATCCAATAGGTGTGTTGCATATGATAGCCATTCTGATACATTGAACCAGCAGATGCATTACTTGCAGACACTCCTGGATTAAACAAATATGTTGCTGTCAATCTATTTGTTGTTGTATCAGTTTTGGCAATTAAACCAACAGCATTATATGTTGATGGAGTAATACCAGTTATTATTGCTTTGGTTCCTTGTCTGAAGTTTTGAACCTGACCTGCTGATAATCCATATACAACATTATAAACAGGAATAGCATTTTGAGGGGTAACTGCTGTTGTTGATACCCATCCTGTGATTGTAGCAGTTGTAGTTAATGCATTCCAATTTTCTCCACTTGGACCTGTACCATCAAGTCTGTCTCCATTCCAAGCATTCTGGTTTACTCTTTCTTCAATTGTAGTTCCATCTGCAAGCCTTCTACGAACAACAACATTCATGTCTGTTCCAGATAATTCAAAGAAGTAACCATTGTATTGAGTAAAGATACCAATTCTCTTAACTACATTTGTTTGTTGTCCATCCCAGTTCCATACACCTGCATATTCATGAGATTGACCAGGAATAATCTTATGTCTTTTTCTTGATGCTCTTATTGCTTGACCACTAGTACTTGTTGTACCAGAAGTCATATTAACACTTCCTAAATTTTGAACAAATATTGAAGTTGCACCAGCTACAAAAGATTCGTTATACCTTACATCTCCATCCTTATCAACACTTGCCTGGTACCACCATTGGGTATTAGGTGTTGCTACTCTAAGTCTTCCAGCCTGATCAATTTGAACAGTATCAGCAAAAGAAATAGGTAATGCAGCATTAACTAATATATTAGAAACTGGTGATGTTATTGTTGTATATAAAGGCTGATTAAATGTAGTACCATAAACACTATTAGCCGATAGTGTTTTCTCTAAAGTGATTTGAGTAGATTGATTAGCTGTAACAGAATTAAGAAGAGTATTTGTGTTATTTGAATTAGCTGTTAAATTATTACTAAGAGTAATTTGTATACCTTGATTTGCTGTAACGGAATTTAAAAGCGTATTAGATATAACCTGATTAGCAGCAGTAGAATTATTAGCTGTTAAAGACTTCTGTAAAGTGATTTCGGTAGCTAAGTTAGCTGTAACACTATTCAATAATGTGTTAGTTGATACTTGATTGACTGCAGTAGCTTCATTAGCTGTTATTGCATTTAACAGAGTGTTAGTTATAAACTGATTAGCCGTTAATACGGCAAAATTTGTTACATTAACATTTAATGATGATGTTGCTCTAACCACCGAGGCTAGACTTCCATCCTTATCACCTATTGTTATATCATCAATAATAGAATCTTGGTCAGGTGGTAAAACGTGTAAGGCTCCATCTTGAGTAATATATGCTTTATAACTAGTATCGTGATCAATTAATTCAACAGCTCCAATATTCAGATCACCAGCACTTAAGGATATACTAAGATCGGATAAATTAGTAATGTAATTAGCCCTAGCATACATGGGCCTATTCTGGTCATTCTGAATAGGTATCCAGGAATATGTCTCGGCTATACCGAGGTTGTAAGTCGGTTTGCCATTACCTCCGGTTAAAATAGGAGTTAATATAGCATTAGGCATAAAAAGTTAATTCCTACAAAGAATCATATATCGGTACGTAACCTAATAAATTACCAGATACATCATATATAGGAAAACTATTAACTATGGAACCAGTAGGTATTACTGATGTTGCATTACTAATAGATACACTACTCACTGATACGTTACCGGTTGCATTGAGTTTATTAATACTAAATGTGTTACTAATATTTGTATTAATAGTTGCAAGAGTTGCAACCGCTGCTGTTAATCCAACATCAAGATTATCAAAACTTGTATTAATATCTGCTCTTGAATCTCCTATACAAGCTGATCCTTTTATAACAATGGTATAATTTGACATAATTTTTTAAAGTTTAATACAAGGTAGGTAAGCTACGTTAATAGGTCGTGTTTCTGTACCTCCTGTAGCTTGAATGTTTGCATTACCAGAGCCTGTTGTGGTATCAACATTTCCTTTGCGAAGGGTTCTATCACTACCGGAACCACTTTGTGAGATTCCTGCGGCTGGTACACCATAAACAGTATGAGTATGTCCGGCGTCAGAGTGGGTGTGACTCTTAAAATCGTCTTGTTGAGTTACACCAAAGCTTGCTGAATTACCTCCAACACCTCGGATGAATTTACCTTGAAGGTCCGGTAATGTATTACCAATAAGGGCATACAATTTTGCTGTTTCTCCGGTATTTGTTATTGTAGAACCGTCACACTTAATCCAACCTGCAGGAGCAGTTTGTAAGCTATAAAATGCTATAGTACCAGTTGGTACACTATTTGCTTCTATTAAAGAAAGTAAGTTAGCAAAATTATTATTAATTGTGACAAGTGAATCACCGATACATTGATCATCAGGTATTGTCGTAATAGTAGGCATTATAGTTTATTTATGCTTCTAACATATAGAAACAACTAAAAAGCCTTTCAAATTAATGAAAGGCTTTTCAATTTTTATCTGTATTATATTTTAGATATACTCTAAAAGACGAAGTCTACGCTCTGTTGGACCCCAGGCATTATTACCATTAGCCGAAAGAGATAATATAGACTGACTGTAGGTACTACCAGAGGAGAGTGTTACAGTTCCAGTTGCCTGGGTTGTATAACCACCACCGGTGAAGGTAATTGTTGGTACTTCAGTTCCGGGAACATATACACCCTTTGTAGATACTGTTACACCAGTAACACCGGCTCCGGTGCTGTGCATAAGAGCTGTAGCAACAAGAGGTGTAATAACACCAGCACCCTTTGTATTAACAGTAACGGTTGGTGCTGAAGTATAACCAGCTCCTGATGTTGAACTTGTTACTGTGATACCAGTAATTGTTATAAGAGGATTAGATACAACACTGTTTGTAGCACTGAGAAGTATTGTTCCCCAGCTACGGCGGTCATCATTGTCAATAATGTAAACAACATTCTTATCATAAGCATTATCAAAAACAATTTTACCGGTACCAGAACCTTCATGGCTTCCTTCTGTAGGATAGTAAATAGCTGTTGTATAAGCTGTTGTTGTTAATGCTTTACTTGGGTCATTAAAAAGTACCCTGTTTGTTGTAGTTGCAGAAAGATATCTAATACCGTTTGTGTATAATGCATCTCCTGCTTTGTCTTCGTATTTGTATACTGTTGCCATATGTGTATATATTTATTCTATTGAGTAATTTTTTTCTATGTATAATATAAAAAAAGAAACCTCCGGCTTTCACCGGAGGTTCTTTACGTTGAGTATTTTCGTTACCTGTATTAGAGGTAGACTGCGGCTGAGCCAGGGGTAAACTGCTGACCGAGACCGGTGCAAATTACTAAGTGATAGTAAAGATTAGCACCGAAGATGTGATCAACAACACCGTAACGGGTCAAGAGACCGACGCGAGGACTGAAGTCGTTCGGGCCGATTGTTCTTTGAACCATAACGGGGATGTACGGACAGTAGACAATACCGGTGTCGTAGTACTCAGGACCCTTGTAGCCCAAGAGGGCGTAGTCGATTGGGTTGCTACGTGCAGCGGTTGTACCGGTTGCACCGGCATACTGAGAGCCAGATGGATTGTATCCAGTATTGACTTCAGCTTCTGTACGTGTATCACGATAGATCTGGAAACGACCACCAACTGCTCCGACCTTAGCAATGCCAACGGGGGTAGTGTTTACACTACCTGTGACAGGCTGCCAGGTGAAGGTTGGGAGGGTCTCAAGAATGGCGCAGATACGGGGTGTAGCAATAATGAAATTGGCTGCACCACGGCGGTTACGAATCGCAACACGGTTGGCTTCAACAACGATTCTGTTGTAGAAGTCACGTGCACGCTCTCCGCTCCAACGGCCATCAGCCGAAATAGCGGACCATGTCGAGTAACCAACACCATTTCCTGCGTTTAAACAGGTCTGAATCATACGCGCGATCATCTCGCGGTCGATTTCAGCCTGGATTTCGTAGGACATGGCATTTGTAAGCTCGGCATCGATATCGATACCATTCATGTTCTTAAGATCTTGCTCGAGTTCAACAGACCACTTAGCGGCGAGACGGCGGGTGCCGGCTTCGACAGCGGTCTTTTCGAACGAAACAGTCATCTGGGGGATCTTTGAGCTGAGTTCAAACTGACTGAGGATCTGGGCAACGCCAGAATCTTCAGGAAGATTGTCCCAAACACCAGTTAATCCAGAAAGCTGAGCGCTAGAGGTACCTGTGAAGGCGGTGTTCAGGTAGTTATACCCGATTTCCTTACCTTGTGAGGTAGCTGTAGTGCCACTGATCGATCCGGCTCCATTGTTTCCATCACCATTAGCACTGTAGCCGAGAGCTGAGCCCTCGTACTTGTAACGCATAGCGAATGCAAGTCCGACAGGTCCAGTCATGGGCTGTACACCAACGATCTCATTTGTGATGAGCTCGGGGAATGTACGGCGGATCATGGGGATAAGGACCTTAGGAAGTCTTGCGTCACCTGTTGCGTATGTGTCAGTGTTTGGTACTGCTCCACCGTACTGGCCAGAATTAACTGAACCGAATACGGAAGTGCTGCCACCAGCCTGGTTAGAAGCCTCAAAGCACCACTGCTCCTGGTTTTCCAAGAGGATGGCGGTGTTAAGACGTGTGTTTTCGTTCGAGATAGCAGAAACCTTGTCTGAAGAGTAATCCAATACTGGACCCCACTTTTCGACTAAGGCTTCGGCTTTGTTCTTGTTGATATGAAAAAGTTCCATAGTTATATATATTCTCCTTTATTTTAAATAGGATTTCGACCTTTAGAGTATGAAAATACTAGACACTAATTAGTGTCTAATCCGGAGCTTAGATCCGTCTAATTTCTTCATCTCATTCAGATATCCGCCAACCGCAGGCTCAGAAGCCTGCATCGGTGAAGAAATTTCCTCTTGGAGAACCTCTAATTCTGGACGATCAACGGACTCAACGATACGTTGTTCAACTCCTTCCTTAGCGATATCTTCCTGTTCGGAAATTTCCTTCTCGAACATCTCAACTACGTACTGATAGTTCTCTTGAATATACTCAGGGCTCTTACCCTTGAGTAACTTATTGACATAAGACTTGGCTGCACTTGGTAACTCCTTAGTCTTATTCTCAAGCAATAGAGCCGCTTCAGAGCGATTCAACTTATGGTTGAGCTCTGTATTAGACTCTAATGCTTCGTTTAATTCCTTCTTGAGGGAATCAATTGTTCTCTTGCCATCAACTAAGGCCTCCTTGACCTCATTATCAATGTAATCTTCATTGATAGCAACAAGCTGACGAATCTGATCAAGTGTCTTCTTAGCACGGATATTCTCAACGGCTTCGTTAACTTGTTCAGTCGGTATTGTCTTTTCCATATAAAGGTCGAGATAGTTAGATACTTCATCTACTAAACGACTACGGAAAGTCTCAGCTTCTTCATTTAAAACGGTTTGGTAATGCTTGATGACCTGTTTAAGCTTACCGGTGTGTTCTTCATCAATCTTGGTAAGAACCTTTCTAAGCTTCTGTGCATGATCAAAATCAATTGTCTCAACAAGCTTCTTGAGCTTGGCAGTGTGATCGGCGTCAATGGCCTCAACGAGCTTTTGAAGCTTCTCAGAATGATCTTCGTCAATCTTTGCTGTAACGGCTTCAACTTGAAGTTGTGTCTTTTGTTCAGCCTTTTCCTCTACTGCCTGTTCAAAGGCTTCGTGTACAGCTGTAAGTGTGTCCTCAGTAATAAGGTCTTTAAATTGCTCTTGAAGAATTTTCTTGAAGTCCATATATTGTATATTTATTTAATCTATTTAGCTTATTTTTCCTGATTAATATAGTTACGAACTTTATTTTTTATTTTTTCGGCAACTACGTTTTGTAAGGCTATTTTAGCTTGAGAGAAGTCTCTATTAGCTATTTGTGAAATAAAATGTTGTGTAGCTTTTTGTACAGGTGTCATAAAAATAATTAAGCTGATTTAAGCATGTTAATGAAATTCATCAACGATTCTCTTAAGAAAGAATCTGTTCCATGTTTAGGATACTTACTAAGATTTTCTTCTAAAGCCTTATAGGCTCTAGCAGCGCATTCAACTATTGAACCATCGGGCTTGATCATCCATTCCTTTGACTCCATAATGGATTCAAGCATAGCACTCTGTACTGATGGTTGATGAACAACGTCTAAACAAATAAGGTGAAAGTTAGATACTTCTTTTGTGTCACCCTTCTCATTAACATTACCTAATGCTCTGGATGAGATACCCATTTTGATATTATCTTGAATGAGTGACTTAAGAAGAAGACCCATAGGGGTATTTAAAACTTGAGACTTACCGTAGAAGTAATTATCCTTTTGTGTAAGCTCGGTAACAAGGTGACAGGCATTAACAGGGTTAACTTCAGTAGACTGAGGGTGATTCATTTCACCAATAGCACGGCGAGACTTAACCATGTCAGAAGTATAACGATTTACTTCCTTAACCATTTCGTCGAGTTTATAAATACGACCGTTTTGATTCTTTTCTTCGGCCATTAAGAATGGGCCAGTAATAAAGAGTTTTTGTTCACCTTGACGGTTCTTTTCTTCAACTAAGAAGTCTAAACCTTCATGGATATCTTCGACTAAAAATTTGAGTCCCATATGTTGTACAATTATTTATACAGCTTGGCAACGTTTTCTCGTTATTTTTTAATAAATACTGTATATATGTTTATTGTATTATTGAGTTTATCTTCATTACTGGTTGCAGGATGTGCAGCGTTTTTCTCTGTACTCGGTATAGCGTCCTTATTTTCTGGTTGTTATTTTCAAGTAATGATTATGGCAGGATCTTTAGAATTTGCTAAGCTTATTGCTACATCCTTTCTGTATCGTTACTGGTATAAGACAAACGTGTTTCTTAGGTCCTATCTCCTCATAGCAGTCGGTGTACTGATGATTATTACCTCCGCTGGTATATTTGGTTATCTTTCTAGTGCTTATCAGAAAAATGCTTCTAAAAATTTATTAGATGATAATAAAATAGCATTAATAGAAAATCAAAAACAATCTGTTAATGATGAAATAAATCAAATTCAAAGTCGTATTGATACACTTAACAGTGCTCGTAAATCACAAGAGGCTCGACTTCCTAGTATGACAAGTCGTAATGCTAGAATTGTTTATGATGATATTAAACAATCTAGTGCTGAAATAAAAACATTAACTGAAAGACTTCAAACTTTACAAACAACTAAATTTGAAAAAGATAATAACCTTATAAGTTTAAAAACAAATACAAGTAATGCTAATGATATAGGGACGTTTAAATTTATAGCTGCCTCTTTTAATGCACCACTCGATACAGTGGTTAAATGGTTTATATTAATACTTGTATCAGTCTTTGACCCATTATCAGTTAGTTTAGTTTTAGCTCTTAATATTGCTTTAACAGGTAAGATGACTAAAGAAGAGGAAACAATAGAAGAAGAGACAACAGAAAGACCTAAAGTAAGAAGCTTTAAACTCGGTAACATAACAGGTACCGGGTATGTTAAACAGAAGTAATTATAAACCTAAATGTTTTTCTGTTAAAATAGTAAACTCGTAATTTTTCTTTTTAGCCCACTCTGTTGCTGCTTTCCATTTACATTGATTTTTAATATACTCAGCCTGTCTACGCATTAAGGATTTAGTATTACGAGTTGCTTTAGGAGGTATAGTCTGTATAGATGGTTTAATTTCAATTAGGTATTTCTTAATAGTACCATCTTTAGCTCTAATTGTTATATTGTTATCAACAAAATATCTAGACAATCTACCTGTTAGAGGGTTAGGGTAAGGTATAATAATTGATTCTGACCCCCAAGAAATAACAGCAGGATTGTGATCTGCCCAGCGCATAAACCTCAACTCATAACTTGATCTGTATAAAATAGGATGAGTACCTTTATATTTGTCTTTATTAACAGGTTGAAATAAACCTTGTTTAAACTTAACTGTACGTTTTCTATTCACTTAACACTTCCAACGTCTTCTAGCAGCACACCCTCTAGTATCTTTACCAGCACAACCTCCAGCAGGTATCCAAGCACTACTTCTAGCACAAAAACTCTTTCTACGTTTTGAAGCTTTAGATCCTTTTTTTACTTTACCGGTGACTGGAGCCTTGAGATGCGAACCAGTAGCGCGGTTGTATTTTGCTCTACCCTTAGCAGTTAACCCGCCTCCTCGACTTACAGGTAATTTCTCACCACGTTTAATGGAGAGGTTAGGGCCTTTCTCTTCTAATAATTCTAATACTGTATTATTAAAGTTCATATTATCCAATAAACCACATCGCCGGCATCGAGTCTTCATGTACCTGCTTTAATTCTATTTCAAGGGCGTCTCTTTCTGCTATACCTTGGGACATAAAGTCCCCGGCATTAACAGAACCACCGGCAAAGAGACCAGTACCAGAGAACTTACCTCTTACATTAGCTACAGTAATTTTTGATAGGGCTAAGGTATATCTTGCTATCCATCTTTCGTTAATAAGGTCTTTAATAGGTCTTTCAATATAACAACCAACGACTCCTAAGTAACTATTTTGTTCAATGGGCTCAGGTATAATTCTAAGAATTTGATTTTTAGGGTCAAAACGATAATGAGGTTTTTGTGCTAAAACTTTATCTCTAGTATCAATAAAACCTTTTAATACTTCCCAGGAAGTAAGATCAAAACCGAAATTACCGATCATGTAAGAAGAATAAATTTGCTGGGCCATTGCCTGTTCTAAAGTAAAGAGGGTGTTAATACCAGTTGATTCTCCGTAATTAAAAGCAAAACAATCTAATACTCTTCTATATGATTCTAAATCAAAATCCCAACCTCCAGATAAAGTAGCAGATGTAGTTGCTGACATTGCATTATTAATAGTTGTGGAAGTCATTTCCGGGGTTCTATTAATCATGGTAGCAACATCTAAACCAACTCCAGGTACATATTTTCTAGAATCAAATACGAGATATTCTTCTGTATACCCGGCGTACTTAGTATAGTACTCCATAGCTATGGCTATGTTATCGTAAATTTGCTCGTTAGCTATTTCAACATTAACTAAAGGTTCACCTAACTGACGACGAATTCTTAAAGCCAAAGCATCATAGCTTGAAATCTTACTATTTAAATTAGTAGATCCTGGTGTATACCTTGGTAAAACATTCATATGTGATTATTTAATCAAGTTACAAACCGTAATACCCGTAAGGGTCTCCTTGATTGCCTGCTTCAGGTTGATTGAATATTTTTTCACCTTCAGTGTTAGCACTATCTGGATAAGGTTGAACCAGAGTAGGTGTACTAACTCCATCTGGCATTATACCGTATTCACCTCCATCGTTAACTTGGGTATTAACCAATTCATGCGGTGCACCAGGTTCAGAAGAACCCTCCCAACGTTTACATTTTATAACCCATATATAATGACCCATAAGGGTATTAGCATTCATAGGTAAGTTTTGATCATCACGTTCGGTTACTTCATAAATAGGTGCACCTCTACCACCTGGTCGGTCTCCAGCTCCTCCATATTCTTGTAATTCAATAAGGTCTCCGGACTTAGGCTCTCTACCAGGGCCGAACGTATCATAAAATCCTGATATATGTATTACAGCAGTCATATCACAATCTGCCATAATACCAAACTTAGATAACATTATTGCATCATTTGTAATATCTGTTAGCATTACCACTGGTCCTGCTTCAACGTAGGTGGCTGTAGGATCCTCTCCGTAAAGATAGTTTTGAGTAGAAAGAGTGTATCCGTTGGTGTAATAGTTTACCTGTACTCCATAGTGTTGGATTTGTTCATACCACCAACCACTGAAGTTTTCACGTTCATTATTCGTGATTCCTTTATTGAGATAACGAACTTGTTGCATGTTATTAAACAGTACCTAACTTCTTAAGTCCTTTTTTTAATGAAGTTTTCTTATATGTATGCTTTTTATGTCTAATAGGGTCTCCTAAAGCTGATAAATCTCTTTTACCTTCTCCAAGATATTTTGGCTTCTTAATCCATTTTTCATAAAATGGGTGATACACACTTTCATACGAATTTAAATCAAAATCTCTTACTGTGGGTATGTAGTGAATGGGGTGAGTGGTACCAGGAGCTCTTCTATCGTTAAGAGAGTTAATTGTGTTTAATAATCTCTCTTTTAACATATCATCTAAGTTAGTTGTATTGAGCTTTACGATAACAGTTATCGGGCAAAACTTTGAACTGTCTTTCTTTAATATAGGACCAACAACGATATAATCATTAACTCTTGTTTTAACAGATTGATTTTCAGCTGAGTTAATAGCATCGATATCATTAATAATCTGTAACTTTACCTCAGGTAACATCTTAGGGTCTCCACCCTCCATTTCTGTATAAAAAACTCTAGGATCTAAATCATCAGGGGAAATAGGCTTTGTATGATACTTAAAATATTCATCCTTATATTCTTTTTCAAATAATTGCATAAAAGTATTTAAGCTATTTCTGTAAATAGAAATAGCCCCTATTGCTAGGGGCTATTAAAAGTTTTAAAGAAGTTATTTCTTACTTGAAGAAATCACCGACCTTAATATTGGAGGTCTTGACGTTAAACTTCTTTGTACTGCGAAGGTCTGTGTCACTTGCGTGAAGTTCCTTGGTCTCAGGCTCGTTGGTGACATCACCATCGTTAGCCTTACCCTTGGTAACCTTAACACCCTTGACGTCAAACTTACCCTTAGGACCGACTAAATCCTTACCAGACTTAGCATTAACTAATGCATGTCCTTCGTCTTCATAATCAACGGACTCTTCAAATGGCTCTTCTTCGCCGGCCTCTTCGCCAACTTCCTCACCAGCCTCTTCTTCGCCCATCTCGTGGCCTTCGTGGCTTTCATGTTCGGAGAGCTTATCGAGAATTGAAGTTAAGCTATCGATGACAGCCTTGATATCGGAAACTAAATCAGTGGCCTCATCTTCATGGGACTCAATGTCTTCAGCTACGTCTGCGTCAGATGTTGGAATTTCATCTGCGTGATCATTTACCTCAGCAGCTTCAGCTTCGTCACCGAAACCTTCTGTGAGTGTGGACTTGAAGAGCTTTTCAAAAGCGCCTTCATAAGCGTTATTTGTGGTTGTGTTCATATTTTCTTTTAAATTTTTGCCTTTGGCTTTTACACCGGTAAATTTCTTGTCGCTCTTAGGAGCGGGTACACCTTTAACCTTAGCAGTTCCGCTACCCTTTGAAAGGGGCTCTTTTCCGCCCTTAGCAATTTCTTGTTTATTGGCTGGAACGACAACGTTGTTCTTTTTTTCAAGAAGGACTTCGTTAGTGTAGATATCTGAGAGAAGGTTTTTCATATTGTGTATATTTATATTTATTCTAGCTTGTATGTTTTTTTAAGGTTGTAATTAATATTTTATACAAGCAAGTAAAGAAATATTTACAGGCTGAGTTTCAGCACTACCAGTGGCTTGAATTTGTGCATGACCTACTTGTATATCTACAAGATCGCCACCAGGTTTACCAACATATAAGGGTCCAGGTTGTTTAGCACCAGTTGTAGCGGGTTGTGGTGAACGGGAATAAGTGTTATGAGAGTGACCTGTATCATAATGGGTATGACTGGCAAAGCTATCAGTAGCATGTGTTGCTCTAGGGGTACCTCCTGCTGCAAAAGCACCTGCTGCATTTTTATATATTGCATTGGTACCTGAACCTCTAATAAACATACCTCTTAAATCTGGTAATGTTGTACCCATAAGGCGGTAAAGGGCAGTAAAATCAGCTGTAATCACTTGCCCATTACTAAATGTTTTAGTAAGCGAACCATTACCTATAGTTGTACCATCGCAAGGTACCCAACCTGAAGGTGCCCTAAGTAGTCCGTAATAAGCTATAGTACCTACTGGTACAGTTGCTAGTCCTGCTACCACATTTTGTAAGGCTTGTAAATCATCATATAAACTTTTAAAATTGTTATTAATAGTAGTTAAAGAGTTACCAATGCACTCTGTTGCAGGTATTACAGTAGGTTGTATAAAGAAAGAAGCATTAGCCATATTGGTATAGATTATTTATTAGTCTTTTTAGTAATTACAAGAAGGGTCAAAGTGTTTTATAAGAGAGCTAAAATTCATCCAGAGATATCCTAATACACGATTAATAACTGTTGATGTAACAATTTCGTTTTGACCCACTATCATATCACTCTTGTCGTACATTGGAGGGGTATATGTACCACATACTTTCTCAGAGTAATATATAGAGTTTCTTAAAAATTCTATATTATCCCAAAGTCGTTGAAAGGATTTTGTATAAACCCAATTTTGTATATATTCGTTTTTATCAATTAAAAGATCCTTTAACTGCCAATAATAAGAGGGTAAGGTTCCTGCAAGGGGTTTTAATGTCATTAAATCAGCATATTTTAATATTATATTATTTGTTGTAATTAAAATATTACGATATTCATCTTGGAATATACCGTTAATATTATCAACCCCGGGTTGAGATTTAATAATATAACCGGCAAAGATACCGTTTCTAAAAAACTTTAGTACTTGTGTATCGAGAGCTAGATAAATTATTTCTCTGTTATAAGAAGCATTAAGAAGTCTTGGAGAGGTTGAAACAGTATGTTCAAAGTATGTATACGTGCTTATATAAACACCTGTATAACTGTATATATGTATACCATTAACAGTTAAAATATGTACGTTCTTTTGACTATCTACGGCAAGAGATAAAGGAGAAGCTGCTTCTAAATGTTCATCCTTAATAGTTAGTAACCAAGTACCAGTATTTGAATACTGCTTTACAACATTGTTACCTGTATCACAAATCCAGACATTATCAAGCTGATCTACATGTATATCACCTGGTGTATTAAATTTACTCTTAGCAGATGAAAAACCGAAACCTCCCCAATTGTTAAATTCGTTCCAATTATTATTTTCATCAGTAATAAAAGTAACTACTCGACAGAGGTTAATATCAAGTACAAATATTTTACCGTTTGAATCAATACTAATATTCGCAATAGATTCGAACGGCTTTATACCGTCTAAAGAATTTCTAACACCGTAAAGTGTTGGTGTAAAACTAGACGAGAGTAAATGTATTTGAGTTGGTAGAGCTGTGTATATATTATTATTTTTTGATACAATGCCGGTGTAAATACAATTCGGATCAATATAATCACCGTTATATATATTTTCGTAGTTATTATCTAAACCGGGAATATTAACCCTCCAATTACCTGCATTACATACTGGACCTGGGGGGTTAATACTACATAGAGTTGAATATACAGTAAACTTTACACTAGATGATAATGTTGGTAACTTATCAGTATATGTACAGAATTGTTCTTCCCAAGAACTAAAACTACCAAATCTACCATCAATTTTTGCATCTTGCCAGGTTACATCATTACCTATTTTAAATTGAGCTAATGTGCAATTGGCCTTTTGCCATGTCCATAAAGGGTGTGCTGTTTTAGAAGTTAATGCTGTTTGATTAGTGTAAGCTACCGGGCTAAGGTAACCAAAATAATCAGAATAACTATCTGAATATGCTTTACTCAGTAAAATTAGATATTGAAGGTTATCATAAAATTTACTAAAACATTCGTTAATATTGTTATCAGTAACCCAATCATTAGAACCAACAGATATTTGATTAGGCCAAGGTAAAGTAATAGGTGCTTTTACTGATCTATACTCTTCAGGTACCACTGTATCGTACTCTGCAATAGTCTGTATAATATTAGGGAAGCTTGAATATACAACTGGCAGTCCTGGATATGAAGTGTAAGAAGTTATATTAATATCTTTATAACCTATCGTACTACTCATTACAGTGAATGTTTGATTTACTGTATTATTAGGTATACCAGTTACGGAAGGATTACTTGTTAAATGTAAAAATGTTGTATTATCAAAATCAATATATATTGAGGTTACAAGTTCAGAATTTGTATATACATTTTCAAAAAGTATATTGGTGCCTGTTAAGTTATACCGATTAGGAGTATATATTCTTGGATGAGGTAGGCCTATAGATGTTAAACTAAAGACAGGGCTTACAGATATATCTCTAGGTAACCAATCATTTGTTACCCCTGGTGCTAAATTGTTATCGAATATTTTCGCTTTAATAACACGACTTGCTTTGATATTAACTTCAGTGTTATCATATACACTTACCTTGCCCCCGGTTTCAGTTATTCCAAGAATATCAGAGGTATGCTGTAAAGTAAAATCAAAAGTTTCAGTAGCGTTATTTGTAAAAGGTACTGTAGGGTATATCCATTCCTTGGTATATAAAGACCAAGTAATACCTCCTGCTGAAAGAGTAACCGGGGAAGGTATACTGGAAAGGTTTGTAGGAAGTTGCATGTAGCCTATTGTTTTAGCAAACAAACCAGATGTTGCAGGTATTACAGAAGTTAAGTCTACACTATCACAAGTTGAAAGACATTGAGTCATACTCCAAGAGGATGGTGCTTTTGTTTGTGTAGATAAAGGGTATGTTAAATTATTAACATTGTTAACAGAAGCACTTGATAAGCCGTTCCAAGTCCACGTTAGCATATTATTAATATCGAAGCATCTTAACTGAGATGTTGAAGTTAAATTTGTGTAGCGAGATTCGTAAGAGTACGGTGTATTATTTACAGGTAAATATATAGTAGAATCTATACCAGGGTATAAGACGTAAGTAGACGTATCATACGGTTTAATATTAAGAGATTGTTTAATATTATTACCTGTTATTTCTGTTCCTAGCGCATCAACTGTAGATGTATAATAAGGGTAGTAGATAGGGTTTCCGTTTTCATCATCATATTGTCGTATAGGCGGATTATTAGATAAAATAAAATATGTAGTATCTCCTGTTTGTAAAGAAAGAGGTAATTTAACACCCTCTCCGGGGTATGTAGGTACAATAGCAGTTACTTGAAGGTTTGTTGTTATAACAGAATTTCCGTTAGTGGTAAGAGTATTGTACTTTAAAGAGCTTATAGGATGGGTAAAATTATTAACAGTCCATTTATAATAAGAGACGTTCGGTTTTTCAATAGCAGTTAAAGTTACATTAGATGTATGTCCTTCTCCAACGAACGATAACCCTGCTGATAGTGTTTTAAAATTGCTATTATTAACAGGAAGAATTGTATCGTTAAAAAAAACAGTATCAGTAAAGCCAAAAAAATCTGCTGATAAAAAATAAGGTACAAAACTAGCACTTAAAGTTTGCTGAAAAGCATGAGCAGAATACCAAGGGGTAAAACTACTAGTTCCAGATAGAGCGGAAACATATATACTAACACTCGATACTGTAGGAGACGAGCGTACAATACTCTGTATTGGTATTAAATCTCTTATTGCAGTAGCTACATTATTAAATGTTGTATTAACGGTAAAAACAGAAGGAGTAGAGGTTAAATTTATAGTTGTTGATTTAAACGCAATTTGTGCTTGATAAGGAGTAGGGTCTGTTAAGCGGTAAAAATAAGGTGTATAATCAGCGTTTTCGTAATTAATAAAAGTATTAAGTCCGATATCAGGAAACGTGTCAAAGATAATATTTAAAGTTGCTGATTCCGTAATATAGTATACTTCTGGGTTAATGGTTGTATAATATAATTCGTCTAAGGACCCTGGTACAAACCCTCTCTCAGTACTGATCGGTACTGTAGTGCAAGAAAGAGGTAGTGTACAGAGAGTGTATGATGTTGTTGAATCATCGTAAGTTGTAGCGCTAAATTGAAAATATAATGTTCTTATAGCTGAAGCCTGTGCTACAGCGCCTGAAATGTAATTAACACCAGTAGATAAATCAGTAACAGGTAAAGTTGGGTAAATGTTGCTTGGTATTGCCTGAATGCCTGAATATACAGTAACAAATGTTGGAAAAGAAGCAGGAAAAGACCAATAGATTAATTGATCACCGGTTGTAGTTTGTTTATTTGTTAATAAAGAGGCTGTTAAATATCTTGTAAAATTAAGATTGTTGAAACCTATTGCAGAAATAGATAAACCTGTTAAAAAAGGAGTAGCCGGTCTTGGTGGTATAAGTGGCTGTACCGGTATAGGATCATTTGTTACCGGGTCATTAAATATTACAGGAGATGCTGCTACAGCTACAGTAACAGGTGTTATTTTTTTCTTCTTTTTAGCGTTTCTTTTAGCAGCTGCTGCGGCTTTTACTGCTGCTGCTTTTACTGCTGCTGCGGCTTTTTTTGCAAGTGCTTTAGCTTTACTAGCAGCTGCAGCAGTAGCTTTTTTTACAGCTATAGCTTGCTTCTTTGCAGCAGCTGAAGCATTATTTTGTTTTGCAGCGGGTTTTTTAGCCATTGTTAATATTTAGTACGTTAATTTAACCATTCTACATTAAGTAGCTCAGTGTAAGTAGGTTTATTTTTTTGTATAGACTGTATAATATCATTTTCTATTTTAAGTCTAAGAGTTGGATCGGTAATCTGAGTTCCAGCAATTTTTATATTGAAGAAAGTACTTTTACTACCTGGTGTTTGATGTTTAAAAAAGCGGTCTATTGTTTCGATGTATTGAATTGGTGTTGTTGGTATATTCCATACCATATCACTAGCTATAGTTTTTTCTCTTATAAAGTATGTTATATAAGACGGATTTATTGAATAATCATATATTCTTACCGTGTCAATAGCACCATTCCAAATAATTGATGTTGTATTTAATTCTCCGTTGAGGTTATCACTTCTTCCAGAAGGTGTACCTATAAAAAAGCTATTTTTAAAATCATAATTTAATATTAAATTAGAAGGTATAGTTAGTGTATCTCTTAAGAAGTTATCTATATAAAGAGAAAGTGTATTATTTTTATATGTTGCTGTAATTAAATGCCATGCATTATTAACGAGATATTGTACGGGCACTGATAAATTATACGTATAATAAATAGGAGCAGGTAGAGTAAATGTTTTTGCAGATACTTTAAACTGAATTTGTGGATTATTATTGTATAAGGCCTTATTAAAAATTCTTCTATACTCGTAACCTGTAAAATCTCCTTTACCGGTAAATGTTACTTGTGAATTATCTTGTGTTACAGTAAGAGGGTCTAAAAGGTTAAGTGTGTTGTCAAGACGAACAGCATCAATAATGTTACCTGCTAAATCAACATAGTATAATACCTTTTCTATATCAAAATATATTAAACCGTACCAAGTAAAATTATTTGTTAACCGGTCATAACTGTTTATAAAGCTAATATTTTTTTTATCAATTTCATAAACACCTAAGTTAAATGTAGAAGTAGCATACGTATCTAAATTTAGTATAGTAATTTTTGTTTTATCGTTTAGTATCCAAAGGTTGTTATTAGGGTCTATGGCTAAATTAGCATGATTGGTTGGTGTTAAAGTTAAAAATGGTAAAGATGCTGCAAAAGTTTTCGCATCAGGAGGCAATGGTGTATTATTAAGATATAAATTACCGTCAGTACCTACAATCCATAGATTGTTATAATTATCGTAAATTGCAGCTAAACAATTTGATACAATTTGTAAATTGCCTCCAATATCAAAAATAAGTTGATCATTAGCTTTATAACTATAAGAAGATAATCCTATGTACGAAGTTTTTAATATATCTTTCTGATAAAGACTCTGATCAAAAATATATGTACCTGCTGTTGTTACTACAATAGAATTGTTATATCTATCAAGTGTTAAGAATGTAGGTTCACCCTCTACTTGAAATGTATTACCGGAGATATTTTTTGAGTAAGTAAGAGTATCTCCTTGATGATCGTATTTTGTTACTAACCGATTATTATAATCAAGTGTTACAATTTCAGAATTTGAATTAATACAAGTATATATCGGATTGACAGGGTTTGCTTTATTAAAACCGATGTTTATTTCAGTGTAATTATTATTATCCTGGTTAAAGTAAATTAGGTGCCCGTAAGTATTTTCCGGTACTACATAAAATGGATTATAATAAAGGTTGTTATAAAAAATTCCGTAACCACCTCTATTAAAATTACCTGCTAGTTGAGTGCTTGTAGCGTTGCTCCAGTTCTTATGAAAGACCCAAAACGATAAAGTAAATTCGTTATCTGAATTATAAGAATCGTTATATTCAACTTTTGCATTAATAAAATCAGAGTTATCAAAAGTTAAAATATTTCTATCCAAATACCCTGGGTCGTACGATACTGTTGTCCAATTAGGTTGATAATTGCTTATTATAACTTTATTATTATAGATAGACGTATCAACTGTTGTTTCTGACCAATTATTAATATTTAATTTTAATCTATCATTATTATCTCCTGCAAACGTCCGTACAGCATCAATACCTGATTGTTCACCGTTATGAAAATATTGATAAATTATTCCTGGTTCTAAAGTAAGTTCAGATATTACATCTATATATGAAGGTTCATTTATGGTATAACTATCTTTAAACTTTAAACCTTGTTCGAGTGCTTTTTTGTAGTCTATGTAACCGGGGTTATAATACCTATCGTACCATACAGGTGTATCAGCGTCACTTGCTGCATAAAGCCAAGAGCAGAGCCATGTTCCATCTTGAATTAAAGAGTTACCCCAAGGTGTTGTATTGTCGTAACCTCCTTGTTTTTTATATATTCTATCAGACAGAGCTGGTATAACACCCGCTACAGCTCCGTCACCTATTAAACTAGATTCAAAGAGGGTTTGTACGCTTGCAAAAAAAGGCACATGAAAAAATGTAGTAGAATCTTTTTTAAAGATAACTTCGCTTGTTTTAGCTTCATATCCTAAATGAACTTTATCATAGCCATCGGTTTGGTTAGTACCAGTGTATATTTTATAATATTCTCTTTGTTTTAAATCAGACATATTAATTAGAGGTTATAGTGTTTTTAATATAGGTATTATCTATTGAAGCAGGACCACCTGTTGGAGTTGTATTTGTTTTTAAATTAGCTATATTAATGGTTGCAGTACCTGATTTAATTGCTGTTTCAACTGGAAAATCTAATAAGAAGTTTGATACTGGATTTAAATCTTTATTAACAGCCACGGATTTATTTTCTGCGCCTGATTCAATATCAAAATAGTAAGTTACCCAATCATTAGTAGGCTTAAATCCTAATTGTTGTGTAGTGCTTGTGATTGGTACGCAATTGAAAATATAATCATTATACACACTATTGTTTAGTAATGTACCTGTTGCTCTCAATGTATAATCGTATTTATTAAGAGCGAGATATCTATAGCCTGAATCTGTTAATGTGTAAAACGATATATTATTGTTTTGATATACAACGTTAAATCTTTGTCTATGTAAATTGACACCGTAGAGTGGTCTATCGCTTAGATAAGCCTGGTATGGATAATTTTTTTCTATTTGTAAAATTTTATTGTTTATAAATATTTCTACCTGATTACTGTCTTTTATTTCTGATATATAGAAAAAAGACGCATCACTACTTAAACTCATACTAAAACTATTTTCTTTGTATGTTACATAAAAGTTTGAACTGAAGCGAGGTTGTAATAAGATAGATACAGGTAATTTACCTATACGATTTTCTTCTGGTGCAGAAAAAAAAGAACTTAAACTTATTGATGAAGTTAATACAAAACATGTACCTTTATTAATAGCTATATCTTGGTATCTATTAAGACCTTGTAGGTTTGATGTATTATAACCGTTTGTATAAAACGTATTAGAAGATACTAATTCTTCATTTCTATTATATTGATATTTTAATATAATAGGAGAAAGACTGGAAAGAGACTTATAAAAGACATTAGCCATTATTGATTATTTAATTATAAAATTAAACAATAAGTGTATTTCCTGGGTTACCTGTATATTTAACAGCAGCGCTTATAGTATTTTTTAATGTGGAAGGCGGTAAATTAGGTATTATATTTACTGGATTTGTTGTTGTAGTTACTGTTGTATTAAAAGATATGTTATTATCAATATTTAAAGTGTACATATTATTACCTAAATTATCACTTTTAACATTTATTAAATGTATGTCACCAGGAGCAGAAGATAGTGTTATAGGTCCTATAGTTAAACAGCAAGAATCAGATGTATTAGTATTAGCGCTATAACAAGTTAAAGACGGATAGAATACAGGATACGCATCTAGACCGTTGCGATAGTATGTATGTATAATATCATAATTACGAACATCATAAGTATCATTATAAAAAACACCGTTATATAAAAAGCTTGAATCTGTTGGTATAGAATATCTTGTTACTGTTTTAACTGGTGTACCATCTCCTAAATCCCAATCAATCCTATCAATCGGAAAAGAACCGGAAATAGTGGTTCGAGGGGTAAGCTGCACTTGAAGTCGGTTTATACCTGTTAATGTTGTAGTAACACTGTACATACCAACTTTTGGAGGTATTTCGAGTACTTGTACTGTGCAGGCATTTATTAATGATTGTTCAGCGGATATAACAGATTTATGCGGAGTAGCTCGAGCCTCACTAACAACATTATTAGCTTCATATCTCCAACGCTTAGGGTATTGTCCAGCCGCTTTTGTTTGTCTCCATGTAAAAGGGGTACCTCTATTTCTTCTTAAGAAACTCCACTGCCAATTTGCACCATAGAGCTGTAAACATACATTATTGGTATCCCAAGTTTTTGGAGTAATAGATGTACTTTTTAAATCGTCCCAGCGTTTGGGAGCATTCTGTATAGATGATGTAGTATTTTGTTTAAAATTATCCCAATACCAATTTAAATTGTAATCTCCAAAACAAGAACCAACAAGAATAATATCTGTACTTGTGTTTATAGCTTGTGTCTGTTTAAGTGATATATAATACGTACCAGGCATAATATATGTATGTGTTACCGTATCAGCCCCTGTAAGATGTATTGAGTTACTCTCAATATTATAATAGTCGTTAAAATCCCAATAAAAATTAGTCAGTACACTTGCAAGAATATTTTCTTGAGGGTCAAAAGTAGATACAGAGTTATTTACAAAACTAACTGAAACATAAGGAGCGTAACCAGTAATAAAACTATTACTGGGAGGAATTACTGGTCGGCTTGAAAGCATAGTAACACCTTGATCCCAAGAATAATCTGAAGGAGCAGATCGACCGCTTAAAATTGTAAAATCAGTTTTTATCATGTTGTATAATTAATTACTCGTTACATTTATTGTGAGGGTGTAGTAAGCTGAACCTATGCGGTTTTGTACGGAGAAGGGTGCGTAGTAAGTACCTGTTAGGGAAGGTGTTGTAATGTTAAATAAGCAAGCGTACGTTCCTCCTCCTAATGTTAATGGTATTAGAGTTACCCAAGGAGGTAGTAAATCACTTCCATAGCCATTAGCTGAAGTATTAGGTACAATAGTATAGCTATGTTTACCACTTGCACTTAATGTTAATGTAAGGGATTGAGGTATATAAGGCGGATCTACTATTAATGGTGTATCATTACTTGTGTATACTGTTAATGTATCTATTGTCAAAGTTACTAAATCTTTAATAACTATTTCAACTAATGTATCATTTGTTTTTCCTTTACCAAAAACAGCAAAGGTGTATTTAGATGTTAGCGGGTTATAGGTAAGTGCAGGGGTTTCAATAGTTTTTATATTAAGACCGCTTAAACTGGTAAAGGTATCAATATCGTTTTGAATTAAAGGAAATATTTTTTTAATATTATATGTATTAATATCGTACTGATAGAGTTCAGGTGTTAAATTAATACCTGATAATCCTTGAGTTAATCCGCATACCGATAATATAACAATATTTCTATTTGGAAAAAACCAAGTATCTCCTATTTTTGCGAAAGTGTGATCGTTTAAATCTTGACCTTTAAACTCTCTAATTAAACTTGCTGTTACCGGTATTGCTAGAGATAAACCTCTTGATAGATTATTATTACTTGAAATTATACCTGTATTAAAATCGTAGTTTAATTTATCTAAGATAGCATATTTTGATGTTTCAACATACAATACATCAAAAAAAGTATCTATTTTGTTTATACTGTTACCTGTTAAATCATTTATTAAACTTGTACCTGTGTAAGTGTTAAATACACCTGATAGAGATTTTGATGCTGGGGAAACGTTTTGTATACTATTACGTGTCCAAATTTCTCCTGTTGTTTTTTTACGGTTAGCGGGAGATACATTTTTTATATTTTTATAGAGACCGTATTGATTACCAAAAATATCAGTAACCCAATTGTCTAGTTGTAAATTGTTTTGTTTTAATATTTGAGATCCTGCCCAAGCACTTACGTTGTACGTGCCTGTAAAAGATTTTGGTGCATTACCTGCATCTACCCATTGTAAGTCTTGATATCCGCCCCAAGGGGTTTGACGAGAGTTAGGTAGTAATAAACCTATATTATTATTAGGTGTTGTTTCATATGTAGACTGATACGGTACAAATTTTTGATATTTTTTATATACGTCTTTTTTAATATTACCTGCTATAGGGCTAGATAACGTGTTTTCTTTTAACCATATATTATTGTTTAAAATGACATTATAAGGTGTTGGTTGATCCGTCTTACTGAAGCCTCTTATACCAACTGTTTTTGTTTTATCTTCAAAAAAAGCTGTTAAAGCAAAGGAAGATGTACTAGTTGATGTAGTATAATCTTTATTAGTAAAAACAGATACACCTAGATTACTAGGTGTAAAATACACACCACTGTCTTCAGCACTATATAAATTTTCAAAAGAAGGAAAAGCAGCAACAGAGGGGTATACTTGATTTGATAAATTGGTCCAAGGAGCTAAAGAGTTTATAGCACGAACTGCTGAAAGGTTATTATCGTACGCTAAAATATTAGCATCAACCGGGGTTGCTGTTATAGCCCAGTTAAAAGAATTATTAGCGTAATAAACTATTTGTACAGGGTTATTATCTATATAATTTTGTATAGATAAATTAGAAACATCTGTTGTTGGTGTTACTACTACTACCTCAGTATCTATGTTATTAATTTGGGAACTTAAATTAGAAAATGATGTTGTTGTATAATTTAATGTGTACCAGGTATTACTATTATCATGAACTGCAAGCTCGATAGGCTGTACCCAATTAAGAGGTGTATTGTTTTTATTAGTATATTCTATATATGTATTTGATGCTAATTGAATATCAGAAATTTCAGGCTGAGTAATAATATTATGACCGTCCAATATACGTTGAGGGGTACCCCATGAATCTATACCTTTATAATTAGAATTATCTTGAGTATAAATTTTTCCCCAAAAAGGTCTTGCTCCAATATTTGACACATTGGTATCGTAAGATTGTTGATACGTTGCAGTATTATAATTCCAACCTTGAAGAGGAGTATTTAAAACAAAACCAGGTACCGGTGCACTAAAGCTAGTAAGAGAAGGTAATGATACAAAAGAAGAAATAGCAGTTAAATCTGGTATTCTAAAAGCACTTAAATCACTGTATGTTCCATTTAACTCAAGAGCTGTTACCGTTACAGTGTATATATCCATATTACCTGGCTCAACATCATTAGGCGTAAATGATATACCAGCATTAGTAAGATATGTTACTGAATCATTATTAGTAGTATTAGTTATGGTCCACCCTATTATTGCTGAGAGAGAGGTATAAGGAAAGGGATATAAATCGTCTGTTGGTGTAGTATATAATTGTGTAGGGTAATTAAGTGTTATAAATTTAGCTTGTCCAAGAGAATTTATTCCTGTAGACATATAATCAAAATCACACCATAAAGAACCTTTATTTAACGATACATCTTTATATACATTAGTATAACTGTATAGATTATACGAAGTAGTATTAGATCTACTATAAATTAAAATATCACCAGGATGAAGAGACATTTGAGATGTCTCTTGTGTGCTTACCCAGTTATTATTTTTATCTTTCTTTGCTTGTACCCATACAGGAGATGGTGGAGTAGATATATAATTACCTGCAGATGAAAGAATAGCTGTACCTGTTGCCTGGGTAGTGTAACCTCCACCAGTGAAGGTGATTGTTGGTTCATTTGCATTTAGAATGTACAGCCCTGGTGTTGTAACATTAACCCCTGTTACACCTGCGCCATTACTATGCATAAGAGCTGTGGCTACAAGAGGTGTAATAACACTAGCATTGTTTGTATTAACAGTAACTGTTGGTGCTGAAGTATAACCATTTCCTGAAGTAAAACTTGTTACAGTAACACCGGTAAGGGATTTAATTTCATTAGTTGAGTATACAGTTGGTACTACACTACGTATTATTATTGCAGGTAAAGTAACTTCGTTTTTATTATTAAGTCTAGCACTAGCACGATAGTAGACATAAGGTACCCCATGTTTTAATTTAGCAGAAAAATCTCCTGTAGTAGAATACCACCTACCGTCTCCCCAGCCTATTTCGTTATTAGTACTATACCAAAAAAAGTTTTCACTACTATAATAAGGACGTAATATTAAATCTGTCCATGTAGTAAGGTCTAAAGTGCCTGGTGAAAAAGTATCTTGAATAATAAAATCTCCTAAAGCACTATTATCAGTATAATTGCTCCCAGGATGTCCAAACGAGTTAAATAAAACCTGTTTACATGTACATAAATCATAATCTAAATAGGTTGTATTAGGGGTTGTAACATATTTACAATCGGGTTGATGATTAAATGTTGGTATTACATCATTAACATCAGTATCATCAGGACCAGTCCATACAAAGCGGGCATAATATCCCGAACTTATTAAGCATTGTAGTGTTGTCTGATTAACAGTATTTACGCTAAAGGCTCCTCCGTTAGGAGTTGTATTCATCTGTGCACCGGAAAGCCAGCAACACTCTATTGCTAAATCTTTTGTATCGTTCGGATTTGTTACTTTATAAATAATATCAGCACTTGATAAAGCGTTACCTGCAATAGCATTTGGTATTAAAAACGCTGAAGAGTTTACATTAATAGTAGAACAATAATTAGTTAAATCGGTTGGATAATATGTAGGTATATCCATATTAGGATCAATACTTTCAAATGGCCATACAATAACACTATCTTTACCATTTGCTATTGATATATCTGTTTTTAAAAATTGATAAAGCCAGGCTCCAGTTGTATTATCAGGAAATTGATTAGTAGTATTATAAGCCGGAAACGATGTTTGAGTTTTTATTTGATCTGCATTATTATAGTTAACGCTAGGAAATGCCTTATTATCTATAAGTGTAGTATCATTAATTTTTAAAGTGTTTGTTGTTGATGTGAGAGTTATGCTTGCAGACCAATAAGCATCAAGAACTAACTGTTTTAAATCTGGATCTAAATAGTTAAATTGAAAAGTGGATACTACATCAGGTCCTGTCCACATAATATCCTCAGATGATAAACCGTAACCTGGATATGGATATCTAAAGACTGTTTTACTGTTATTACCCTTTAAGGTAGCTTCCATAGTGCTTGGAATATAATTGTATAAATTATTACAAAGCCATGCTCCTTCTATACCTTTAGATGTTTTTACAAAAATAGTATCTGCAGTATCAACACTTGAGCCTCCTGTCGCTAATGTTTCAATACCCATATCAGATAGTAATGTGGGTAAATAACGAGGGTAGCTTATTGCTTTTTCAGCATAAGCAGCATTAGGCCAATAAAAAGTATTTGTACCCTGTTGTATTTGTATATTATAAAAATCTTGTTGCTGAGAGCTTAATGTTGTAGAAAGAGGAGAAATATATTTGTCTTGACCTATATAGTTTTGAGCTAACTGATCATTAAGGGTTAAAATATTGTTATAAAGTGTTTCTTGAAAAAAAGGATCGGCACATAAAATAGGAGTTAGAATTAAAGGGTTAGCAGATAGAGAGTATGTACCTAATTTATAAATCCAATCAGTAGATGTTAAAGCGAGACCTTTTGTTGTAAGAAATTTTTGTAATACAGGGTCTGATGTATCGTAATAAGCAGAAACAGGTAAAACAGGAGATTGATCGAAATAATTACTGCTATCGTATAATTCTTCAATTTGAATATTAATATAATCTTTTATTGCACTTAAAGCAGGAACACCATTCCAAATGGTAGCAGGTAGCGTTATTAACGAATTAGGCTTTTGAGTATATGTGTTTAATAAATAATTTTGTATTTGTAAAGCAGTACCTTTATTAGTTCCTGCTTGATTATAGTTTAATCTTGTTTCTTTTATTGTTCTTCTAAGTTGAAGATAGTAAAGAGATATTTCTTTTAATTTTTTTGCAAAATAAGGTATAGCTAAAAGTAATTCTTTTTCATTATTAATATCTATATTATTGTACCAGTTTTCAATTTCTGTTTGAGAAAAAAAGAGTTGTAACTGCTTTAAGAGTGTTAAATAGTTTAACTGTGTTATTTTTCTTGTATCAGTAGTTTCAGCACTTTTATTTTTTAACCAATCAACAAGATAAGCGTTGTATAAAGCATATTCTTGGCCAGGTAGTATAAGTTGATGAGCGTTATACCAATTTTTAAACGAGTAGGGAGAATTATTATCGCTTAAAGCAGTAGATAAAATCGGTTTATTATATCTCTGTAAATATTGTTGATTACCTGTGCTCACTTAAATTATTTAAGAAAGAGATTCTTAGTTAACAAGTATTTAAAAGTATTTTCTATAATACCGTTATCTCCATACCACTCTTCAAACGTTGAAGCGGAAGGTGTTAATGTAGTTTGTTCTGATTTCCAGTCAATAATATTGCTAATATAGTTACCTGTATATATAGGTTCAAAATCATAAAAGAAATAGTTTATAGTAACAGGCTGTATAAAACCGAGACCTTCAAAACTTGATAATGGGTAGGCAGTAAGACTACCCAATTTAGGTACTTCTGTAATAGTTGTGGAGGAGTCAAATTTATTTTTTAATACTATCTTTGTACCTGCAGTTACATAATCATGAAAGGTATCGTATTTATTACCTATACTTTGAGGCATTAAAGGTACCTCATCAGGTATTCCCCATAGCTTATTCTTAGGAGTAGACGCTATATCGAGCATATTTTTTATCTCAACGGGGTATAGTGTGGCGTAAACAGATGGATTTAAATCAGTCAATTCTGCTAAGTTTAATAATTGATCGGTTAAACAGCTGTCAACGTCGGAGTGATTTTGTACGAAGTTTGCTATTCTTTCGTATGTTACCTGTCCTATATCTTCATTAGCACTTAAGGCACCTGTACCTACGGCGGCGGCAAAAAATTGATCAAATAGTACTGTATTAGAATTAAGATTATCGGGTAGGGCTAAGGCTTTATAATAACCTGCTGTATCAAATGTTTCATTAATACGTCTTATTTGATTAGGGTTTTCAAAAGCTGAAACAGAAAATGTTGTTGACGCAGCTGAAACAGGGCTTACCGTTATACGTTCAAACTTAGCATATTTTTGATACCACTTATTACCTGTCCAGTCTCCTATCGCTTGAGCTGATTTATAATCTGCACTAAAGTCTACTGTAAATGTTTGAAACGTATTCGGGTCAACATAATAACCTATAGTATTCTTAGGTGTTATTTTTATTTTTCTTTGAGTGTTAGAATTAAATTTTGTAGGATCTCCTGATTGTAAAACATTTACGTAATTATAAGTTGAGTCAATGTACCAAACTCGATCATAAACATCTACTGCTAAACCACTAAAATCTTCATCGTTAGTATAGGTGCTAACATAACTATTATAAGTATTTGTTTCTGTTAAATTAATATTGGTACCTGAAACATTATTATACCATAAATAAAGATTACCTCCGGCATTATAATTTTGAAAGCATCCTACCCCTCTTATACTGTGAGTAAACCAAAGATCTTCCCCTCTACTAAAACATAATTCTCCTGGTTTTGGTATATTTTCAATAGTGCGTACTAATTCATAATTATCACCTCTGTATTGATGTATATTACCAGGTGTTGAAAGCACAGTATATGTATTCGATACCCATACATTATTTCCTCCATCTATTGCTAAAGAAGTAGGAACACTATATTGTGGTAATTTAATAACAGTTAAAGGTTCGCCATTAGAGTCATATTTAACTAATATACTACATAGAGGATGAGCATAAGTAGCCCAGGAATTATTATCTCTATCAGTTTCTACCGTGGGAGGTTTAAGCAAGTAATCTCCATCTAATCTGTCAGCTACTTTGTCAATAGCTAACGCATTCATATTTAAAAGTGAAGATGGATCGGTTTTAAAAAGTAGATTAAAATTTCGATCAAATTTTAAAACTAATACTCTATTAAAAAGAGAAACCCACATATTAGAAAAACTATCTAACGATATACCGGCAGGGGTATACACAAACGGCTGATCAACAACATCTGTTGTTGTTGAATAGGTTATAAAAATATCAGTATTAACAGGTAGGTATGTTTCAAACGTTAAAGTTTTATTAATTGCATCTACCTTATATGATAAATCTCCTTGATAAACACCACCAACAGTAATAAAAAACGTTGACCAAGGATCAAATATTAAAAACGGATTTTCATTTGCTAAAGAAATAACTTTTGTCGGTGTTGAAAAATTACGTACCCATGTATAGGCATTTATTATTAATGGTAAATATACCACCCGTACAAAACTATTAATAGGTACTATTTCATTAAAAACAACAAGAGAGTTACGCGACTGTATTTCATATATATACGGGGATTGTATAACACCGTCTACAGTAATAATATAGTTACTAGTATTTTGAGATATTTCTGGTGGGGCTCCAGTAAGGTAGAATTCTTGCTGATCTTCTACAGTAACAAATTCCCAAATTTGAGTCGATTGTTGATATCCTGGGGGTAAAGCAGTATTATAAATTGCCGTAACTCTTAATGTTGAGTCAGGGTTAGGGGTTGGATCATCTACTGTAAACTGAAAGTAACCGTCAAAACTAATTGAATAAGTATCTCCGGGTTGTACAAGACCGTTTAATTCAACAATATAATTTGTAACATCTAACGAAGGATCAATTATATTATCGAGAGGGTAGCGATCATCCTTTAATAACGGCGTATTAATAATAAAACTATTACTAAGAAAAGTTGTTTGATTTTCTTTAGTAATGTCAAAATATTTAAAATCGTACTCAGCTGTTAAAACACCTGTATTTGTAAATCGGTATAACCTATCAGCTTCAGAATCTGTAGTTACTATACTATAATCTATAGGGTCAATGGCTATACCGTATATTCCGGAGAACCCGGACATATAGTAATTAAATGTTGATGTACCGGTAATAGGGGGTACTTTTACTTCTTTTCTATAACCATCTATTAAAGCTTTTTTATCTTTAAAATAGTTAATAGTGTCACAGCTACTCGGATACGGGGAAAGAGTAATTTTATTTAAATAATTCTGTTCTGGATTCGATATCCATACTGATCCTGCTGGTGTATAACCGAGCGGAAACGGAAATACCTCACTGCTGTTATTTGTACTAAAAATTGTTGTTGAAGCTCCTATAGATACTAAAGGTATAGCAGAAAGAGGTGTTATAGAGGTAAATGCGTAACCGCCTATTTTAGCGTTATTAATATCTGTATTTTGAACATAAAGCGGTGTTTGTTCAACAGTATAATAAGACGGATCGAGTTTACCCCAAGTTAAATTATTACCACTCAAGCCACTTAAAAAAAGATCGAGTGTGTAATATTTACCTATATCGTTTGTAGGAGGATAAGAAAATAAAATATTACTATAAGTGTCAGGCGAACCTGATAATAAATTTGTTTTATTACAATGATAGGTAATGAGTGTAGGTATTTTAACACCAACATACTGTTCAGGATATATATCATTAATATAGTTACCTGTTATTTTTAAATTTGTGGGTACAAGGTCGTTTACTTGCCAAATAAGTCCGGCGCATACTGTTTCATTATTTGCATGCGACGGATAGGTATAGACATCAAGATATTCCTGATTATTGATAGAACTATACGGGTAATTAAACCCAGATGTTTGTAAAGTTGCAGTTATAAGTAAGGGACAATTTTTAGTAGGGTTCCCTGTACTCATTGAATCTATATAATAAAATTTACCTGTACCGGATACAGCTACAACAACATCGTTAATATAAACAGGTACAGGCTCTATATTAAGAGAGTTTATAGTATTAAAATTTGTATCAGTAAAATACCAGGTAGGGGTTAGAAATCCCCACTTGTCAAGTACGAATTGTTTTGGGGTAGAGAGAGAATTAGCTACATGTAAATCAACTACTAAAGGACTGTCTATATTAGAACTAACAACAGAAATTTCAAAAGGTGTTTCGGTAGAAAGTCCAGGATCAGCATATCTATCTGGTATATCTGTAAAAGTTAAATAATCGTTATACGCTCTTACTGCTGTTATATATTGAGTTGCTGTACTTGTATTGCCGTTAAAATCAATAGCTGTTAAAGTTACTACATAACTACCTGGATACTTATAGGTAAAAGTAGGGCTTTTTTTATCATATACTATAGCCCCTGTACCTGGATCCCAATTATAACGTCTTATAGTATTAACAGACGTTGTAAGGTTTGTTACTGTGTATTGAGTTGCAAGTACATAGCCAGACGTCGGAGAGACTGTAAAATTAGCCTGTATCATGTTTATCTAGTAATAAAGTTAATTTGATTGCTAAGGTTAGCTAAATTATCAAAATAATTAAATTCAAAATATTTTGTTATAACATTACTTGTTGTAGCTATTCTATCAATAGTGGGGTATACAGGGTTCCAGACAAATAAAGATAGTCCTTCAATTTTTACATCAGGGTTATCTAATCTTGTTGTATAAAAAGTTTGTATACCTTCTATACTGTATATTTGTTGAGATAAGGAACGAGTGTCTACAACTCGACCTAATGTAGTATTATTAATATCAAAATACGTAGAAAACACCTTTACTATGTCGTTAATAATAGATTGATTACTTCTTAAGGTAGAAGTAGTTTTTAGTATATTAAGTATACAATTATTTTTATCAATAGATGGGTTGAAGGTTTCAGGAGAAGATGTTATACCTATACTTACTGCTTTATAAACAGGATCAACAAAAACAGTTTCTGTTGTTAGTACTTTACTTGCTCCAATAGATGATCTTATTATTTGTTTTTGAGCTGGTAGTAAATAATTCGGTACAAAAGCATTAGATTTAGGAACTACTATAACATACACATTATTAAAATTACAAGAATCAGAATAATTTATTTGATTATAAAGTGCACGGTCGGACATCTGTGGTTCCGATATACCAATATTATAAAAATATTGCATGTATCCTGAAATATAATCCGTATTATTAACACAATAAACGTCTGCTACTAAATTAGCAAAATTTGTCTTAATAAATGTTATATAATCTTGGGCAGTAACAAGTCGATTTTGACTTCTATAATTAGCAGGTGCATTTGTACGAATATTATTTGCAGTTTCTGCAGCATTGAAAGGAGTTGAATTAGTATTATTACTAAATACTAAATTAAACATATTGGCATTGCTTATATAATTGTACTGATCACCATAAACATCTGCTATTATTTGATTGTATTGAATAGTATTATAAGCTAAAAGCTGGGAATTCTTATTAAGAGAATTGGAGCCTACAACACCATTATCACCTAACGAATTTATATAATAAACGGCTACTTGATCACCGGGTTGAAGTTTAACACCGTTAATATCGTTACCAAATGTTATTTCGTAAAACTTATTTTCATTTAAACGTATTTGATATTTTGCAGCTGTACCATTTTCTAAAAACAGATTAGCAGTTTTTGTAAACAGCTGCCATTTATTTGTTAATACAGGCTTAACGTATACATCTATATTAAAATGATCAATAATATCATTACCGGGGTTAACAGTAACTACTTCGTTATCGTTTCCTGCTGCTGTATAAGTAGGATGTTCAATATATTTACCTTGATATAAAAGAACATTATTAGATATTTCTGTTAATTCCTCAGCAGTACCGTTTAAATTTTTTAAAAACGTTATATTAGTATTAAAAGTAAACGGTATATTATTTGTTATAATAAAGGAATAAGGAGGTATGGTGTAAGTGCCTTGAGTAAAATTTGTAGCTGAACAATTAAAGGTAAGTGTTGATGTTTGATTACCTACTGGTGAATAATCAATTAATTTAACAATTTTATTTATGTTTTCATAAAGCTGGGCTTCTGAAAACATAGTCTCAGTTGATGTTTTGTTTAGATAGTAAATTAAAGTATTATAAGAATAAGATATAATATCAATTATAGCCGCTAAATTTGAACCTACAAAATTTTGATCAGTAAATACGCCCTGTTCATTAAGACGGTTAATAATAAGCTGTCGAAGAGAGGTTGCATCAAATGCAGCGTAACCACCTTTTGATATATTAAAATTATTATTTTGTGTAGAAGTATTGGCCATATATTAATTTTTGGTTAGCATTGCAAAAGATCTCGATTCAGTATTTAATTCACTATTGAAAATTGTCACTTTATTTAAAGATGGTATAAGAATAGAAATAGTAATGAGATAGCGATTGTTGTCAGGGTCAGCGGTAACATTAATATTCTCTACACTTACTCTAGGTTCGTATGTATTTATAGTATTTAACATTTGTTCACCTATAGCTTGCCCTATGCTTCGTGTTATAGGTAAAAAAAGATACTGATTTACGTTTAAACCGTAGTCAGGAAATAAAAATCGTTGCCCAGGTAATGTATTAAAAAGGTTAATAAGGGAGTTAGCTATAGCATTTTCGTCAAAACTTGCTTTAATATCTGACCCTGGTACCGGAGTCTTATAACCCGGTTCGTATAAATCAGCTTTAGCAATATCGAGTGTTAAATCTTTATAAGTATATTTTTTATCAATATACTGTTTAGATAATGTTTCGAGTATGTCAATTTTAACAGCCATTTATACTATTATTTAGGGTAAGAATTGCTTAAATAATATCAATAATATGGAAACAAAGTTTAATTTAGTACTTGAAAATTTGATGGAACGTTACCAGCAAGGTGGATTTTTAATTGGAGATCGTATTCGCTTTCACAAAGATTGCTTAAAGCTTGATTTTTTTAAAAGTAAAGCACGTAATTTTGTAGAAATGGTACAGGCTTGTATGGATCCTAAGTTTGATCTTAACTTAAGAGTATCAGCAATTAAGAGCATCTATCCTACTACAACACAGAATTATAGAGGTGGTACTGAATCTCCCGATCATATTTACGTTGATATTATCATTGAATACGCTCCTGGTCTTTATCGTAATCCAATGACTGTTCCTATAGAAGCTCTTGAACTTCAAGATGATGGTATTAATCGTGGACCTGTTCCTGATAGTCTCAGGTATGATAATCAAGTTTCAGATAAGCCTGTAAAAGTTAAAACTAAAGGAAATAACAATTCAAAGGCAGAAATTAATTTAAAGAACGTAAACGTTAAATTACCAGGCGGTAAGCAATGGAAAAACTCACCTGGTGGAGGATCTGAATGGAAGGATCTTCCAAAAAATAAACGCGCTTAAAAAGTAGATAAGCGTTAAAAAAAATACTATACTACACACACTCAAACTATGTACAGCAACCTAAATATAAAAACACTATGATCTTTGAAGAACAAATCTCACGTAAACCTAACAACTATAAATGGACAGATGAGTTCATTGAAGCAATGCACAATGGCTTTTGGACAGATAAAGAATTTTCATTTAAGTCTGATGTTCAACAGTTTAAAGTTAATTTAACAGAGCAGGAAAGAGAGATTATCATTCGTACTTTGTCTGCTATCGGTCAGATTGAAATCGCTGTTAAAACATTCTGGGCCAAGTTAGGAGAGAATTTACCTCAGCCTTGCTTTCAAGATTTAGGATATGTTATGGCTAACGTCGAAGTTATTCATAATAATGCTTATGAACGTTTAATAAGTGTTCTTGGTTTAGAGAATGTTTTTGAAGAGAACTTAAAGCTTGACTGGATTGAAGGTAGAGTAAAGTATCTTCGTAAGTATACTCATAAGTTCTATAAGGATTCAAAGAAGCAGTATCTTTATGCTCTTATTCTCTTTACTCTCTTTGTTGAGAACGTTTCTCTCTTTAGTCAGTTCTACGTTATCAATTGGTTTGCACGGTTTAAGAATGTTCTTAAGGATACCGATCAACAAGTAAAGTATACAAGGAATGAAGAGAACATTCATGGTATTGTTGGTACTAAGATTATTAACACAATTAGAGAGGAGTATCCTGAGTTATTTGATGCTGAACTTGAAGAGCGTATTCTTCATGAAGCAGAAGAGGCATTTAAGTCTGAAGCTAAGATTGTTGATTGGATGGTAAACGGAATAAAGGAAGAAGGTCTTTCGGCTCCTATCCTTAAGGAGTTTATTAAGAACAGAATCAACGAATCGCTCAAACAAATTGGATTTAAAACAGTATTTGATATTGATAAAGATTTGATTAAGTCTACAATATGGTTCGAAGAAGAGCTTCACGGTAACAACATGACGGATTTCTTT